ATAAACAAAAAAATAAGGCGTATCGTGCTAGCACATCACTAACTACGATAGGCCTTTATGTGTTTCAGTTATAAACTAATGCTTTATAACTCGTTCCAACTTGAAACAAGTTCCCATACGTCCGCCCTCGTATGGTAGGAAGATAATCGGATCACCCCCGCATTATTTAACAGCTGCCGCAACTGTAACAACGCCAGCCACTACGCCCCATATTGTGCGTTGCCGTTTAAGGCGTTGCTCTGTTCTCTTGTTGCGTTTGATTTGCTCTCTCAATTCGTTCAATGAGTTCGAGGCCTCTTTCAACCTCTCCTCTTGCTGCGTCGAGATGTTCGAGGCTTTCGCCAATTCTCGCGCCTGTTTCTCGTTGATTTGTTTCAAGGCGTTCAATTCCTGCCCCTGTTTCTCGTTGATAGTCTTGAGCCTGCTCAATTCGTCGCCCTGCGTCGCTGTTAAGTTGTTGGCTTGCTGCAATGCTTGCTTTGAGTTGTTGATTGAGTTTTCTGCTTTCGTCAAGCGCCCTTTGAGTTCGTTCCAACTGCTCAAAGGTACGTTTATAGTCGGCTCTTGTTTCAAAGTATCCGCTGGCGAGGCTGCCAATGAGATAGATGAGCAGCACGCCAAGAATACCATAAACAACGCGCCGAATAGTAACCGCATGTACAATTTTGTTCTTGATAATTTCATACATCACACGCCCCCTATATTAGTCTTGGTCTGTCCAGCGAGCAGCCCAGCCCCTCACGTCAACATGAACGAAATCTTGATTATAATATCGCCCAATGCCATCGGCGCCACATTCCTCGGCCACTTCGGCGAGATAATCAACATTAATGCCGTCATAAGTAATGTCGGCCGCTGTACCCTCTACGTGTTGAGAGTTAGGCACACCCCCTACTTCCTCATTATGGATAGGGCAACGATAGCCGCTTAATACCTCGATAGGCTTGCCAATGCGTTCACGGATAGCGTCCAATACATCAACGAGCCTTTTATCAATGATATGGTCTAAAATAGGGCGTCCGTCGCTATCGTATCCATGGCGGCCACACTTACAAGCGAATTCATAATCATCGAAATATGTACCAATTTTCATTATATGCACCTCTGTTTCTGCTTTTAACGATAATTTCATAGTGCTTTTATCGTTATTTCTAAATTCCAAATATAAAAGCCACGCCCATATATGTGAGCGTGGCACAAACAACACTATATTATTTTTTGAGTATCATATCCACTCTTGCATGAACCACGTCCAGCAAGCCCGATATGGTAGTATTTCCGCCGTCTCGCATGTTCTCGAGTATGCTCAACAATTCAACTGAGCCGAGATATAGCCACACGATATTGACAGCGAAAGCGTATTGACCTGCCATATAGTCAAAACACCATGCGGCGCCTGTGGCAAGGCAATATGTCAAAACTTTTGTAATGAAAGGCTTGCGCATATGCTTAGAGGATATTAACCCTTTACCCCATGCGGCTGGAATCGCTATATATTTATCTAATGCGGTTAGATTGTCCGCATTAGCCCCCATATCAATAAGCATTTGATACGATATAGCCGCCCATTTCGTAATGAGGTCTAGGAATACCAGTAATATGAATATCCCTAGCACTTGCACATGTTTCAAGCCAATCATATATATCGCCACATCGGCGATGACGGCAAGCAAGGCCTTTAATACGAACGAATCCGTCAACGTTCGCCAAGCCTCGCTCATGAAATTCGTTAATTCTTGCATGTGTTCTCCCTGTGGTTTGATTAATTATAGGTGGTCAGCGTTGTAGTCACCTGTGTTGATGTAGCTATGGTTAGTCGCGTCCCATTCGATAGTATTCTTATCAAAGGCCATCGTTGTAGTCACCTGTGTTGATGTAGCTATGGTTAGTCGCATGTTATTATTGAATCCTTTAAATGTTACGTTTTCAGGTGTTTCAACATAATAAGGTCCGTAACTGTTCCAATTATCACCTAAATTGAGTGTTGTCGGTCTATTAGCGTACATAGACATAGTAGAAACGTTCCAATTCTTAGGGTTCGCCTTGAAATTACCATTCACTGTATTGTTGGTAATGTTCATTTTCAACACATCGCCATAGAGTTTGTACACAATGCCATTTTCTGTATATTCTGCGTCGGCGTGTTCGTTGGATACGCCTTTAATTGTATAGTCCGCCACTTTCGCACCTGTGAAATTGTGATAAGTGAGGTTTATATCATCTTCACCTAATGGTGGAATTGTTACTGTGCAAGCCCCAGTACTATCTAGCGTGAAAGGTGTACCATTACCGACTACCTTAACGCGGTAATGCGGTTCCCCTGTTACGGATACAATTTGTTGACCTTGGATAACACTTGGAATGGTTAAAGGCTTAAATTCCGTCCGAGGGAACGGCTTACCCATATTACCGATTAATGCGGTGAGTACATCGTCAACGCTGGCACTTTCGCACCACACGTTACCTTGCAATAAGAGTTGATGTGCATTGTCAGCCGTAGCGCTTGCGCCGTCCTTGCCTTTTAACGATTGTAGCCACTCAATGTCTGTACCTTGAAATCCATTTAATTGAGCGATATTAAATGCACTTAGCCCATTTTTGCCGTCATCACCTTTAGGACCTTGCAAGGCCGCCAATTGCTCGGCGGTGAAATCTGCATAGGTGAATGGGTCGCCTTTATCACCTTTCGGGCCTTTTAAGGCCTCTAATTGCTCTGGTGTAAAATCCTCATATCGGAATGAGTCGCCCTTATCGCCTTTATTGCCTTGTACTCCTCGCGTTCCCGGAATCATTACATCAATCACTTTCGGAACCCTTGCTTGAATGTTTATTAATTCAAAGTTATTTGTATCTTCCATAATTGCACCCCCTAATGTGCTGAAATATCATGAATGAATTTCATATCACCCATTACGATTTTAGTAGTATCGTTCCCATGAATAAGGAACACATCATATTGACCGCTCCTATAATTGCGGCCTATGTTCTTAGTTGCCTCGGCGGTGATAGTGCAATACACGATGTTATCGTGAATTACACATTCAGCCTCAGTCAATAGCTTGCCTTGTATGCTACGCACTTTCATAACCGCCGTGCAGCCATTTAAATCAAAATCGGCACTGACCTCGTACCCTCTACGATAATCAGCGCCGATATGTAATGTCTCTGGCTCGTTTCTTATAAAGTTCATATGTACCTCGCTATTAGATCATCATTATTTCAATAGCTGGAATATTTTGAGTTCCGTCGAGTTCGCAAATTAATACTTGCGTTGTTGTAATTGAGTTTTGTCGAACAACTCCGCCAGCATTTCCGCCGTACGTTGTTATAATATCCACGCCGTCGCCGTCCCAGCTAACTTTATGAGCCATAAAGCCACTATCTGAGCCGATAGCCGCCAATGGATATGTAAAACTTAACCCGGCTTTTTTAATGCCTTGAAATTTAACCTTGCCGATTTCGTACTCTTCCTTAGATAAGAACGTAGCAGGGTAATCCTTATGAACTACTAACGCCAATCGCATTGTTAATAAATTGCTGTTAAAGATAACATTGCCATTCTTATCATATATTTCCATGCCGTACTTATCTGTTTTAGGCATTTTATTAGAGAATACATAAACTTCCATAGAGTCAGCAATTTTGCGTATGTTTTCAACGCTATCTGTCGAAAATTTGATTTGCAAGTAGTTAGTCCATTTACCAACACGAGTTGGGTGAGCCTTATTTCTTGTTTCTGCTATCTCAATATTTTTAATTGGTAGTGTAGAACTCATTGCGTACACATAGCTTTCGTTATCCTGACGTTGTAGCACAGGAATATATAAATTAGCGAGGTATAGTCTGCCATCAGGCAAGACTTGAACACCATAGGTAATTCCATCGCCATTGTATGCGTATTTACCAAAATCTTTTATCTCTTTTGAGTCTTTAATTGGTATATTTTTTAAAGAGATTCTATGTTTCAAATATAAGCAACTATCTGTATCGTTGATTGTTACTATGCTATCGTTGTTGTGGCTTTCAAAATGTTTCATGTTACATCACCCCATAGATTAATGCTACTTTGCAAGGTTTATTGACGTTATAAGGTGCTTTTAAATTCCACGAAATTTTACCACCCTCAACAACAATATTGTAATTAGGCCCAAAGCCATACAAATAGCCGTCATTATCGCCTGCATACGAATTCAAGAAATACCATATATGCTGGTCCTTGCTCAATTCGACTGTAGCGCTGCCGCTTTCCTCAATCACATCGAAACGTTTAACGCCAGATACTTTTGTTAGTCTATCCGTTAAGCTAACAATTTGTACGCCGTTCTTATTAAATACTTGTAATCCAGCTGGCATGTTATTTTCACCCCCATGCTTAAATGTGCGCTTAAATAACTTTTTA